ACTAATAGTCTGTTGTTGCTGGCGAATGTATTGTTCATTCTGTTGCATACTTGCTTGGATTCTTGCTACTTGAGCAGGATCCCTGGTTTGTGCTAACTGCTGTTGGAAAGTAGTTTGATAGTTCTGTGTTTTCACAATCTCATCATACGCTTTACGCAACTTAGGTTGCACAGTAAATTCCATTGCTAAAGTCAAACCTTCTTGCCTTGCTCGAACATCATTTAAGTATTCCTCAAATTCTGCTCGCTCAATTTTAAGTTGGCGTGCTTCTTCGTGTATTGCAGATCCTTGACCTAGAATTGCCGCGGCCTTCTTAGCATCAATAACTACTTCTTTACCATTCTTCATAAACTTGAATTTGGCGTTAGGGTTTGTTTCAGCAAACTCCACGAAGTCAATTAGTTCTTCTGCTGTAGAATCATTACTTTCTTGGCTTACAGGTTCCTCATTAGAGTCCTGGGCGTCTGTTTCTTGATTGTCCGTTGCATATTCTTCTGTGTCGCTAGGTTCAGCAACTTCAACACCTTCAGGTGTTACAGGGCTTGATTCTGCTGCCGCATCTTCTTGACCTGTTGCAGTTGGTTCAGTAGGTCTAATTTGGTTACGCAATGTTTCTTGTTTCATTGCGGTCATTTTAGCCGCTATAGAGTCCAAACTCGGGACTGCACTTTGAGTAGTATCCGCCGCTACTGGGTTAGGACTATTCGTTGTTTCCATTTCTATCCTTAAATTGTATGAGGGCCTATTGGTTACCTCCACGTTTATTTAGTATCGCTTTATGACTGGGTCGCAGTTTGATCTGCTGTTTCCGTTCTCACTAATACATTCTTTTTATATACAGCACTTTTTAGCGAATTAATAAAGCCATCAATACCACTCAACTGATTAGCAAGTGCAATACGTTCTGCATTTGCTTCATCTGTATGTGTGCGTATGTTAGCCAACGCATCGTTCACTTCAAATTTAAAGTGATGTATAAACATAGCCAAGTCACGGTTTTTCATTAATGCTTCTGCTAAACTACCATATTGTTTAACAGCATCACGCTGACTTGGTGTTAACTTTTTAGGGTTACTTGTGTCTATGGTAAGACGCTTATTGTAAGCGTCTACCGCTTCTTCTGATATCATTGCTTTTCCTTTTTAAATTTTAACTGTAAACTTTTGGATCACCCATTGCCATGCTCATAAAGTCCAATTGCGACTCAGCATCTTGTCCTGCAACTTCTGCGGCAATTTGCTGTGCTTTAACTTCATTTAGCTTGGCAACACTCATGTCCTTCTGATCTGATGGACTTGGTTGTTTGTTTGCTTGTGCTTGTTTACCTGCTTCAATCATTGCAACAACTTCATCGTTAGTTGGCAAGTATGTATTGCAGTCTTTTACGCCCAACACATACAATGTGTCTTCAAATGGCTTTTTAACTTTCTTGTAAATCTCTGGAGTAAGTGAGCCAGCAGTTGCCATGTTTTGAACCATAGCATACAATTCTGTTTGGCACTTTTGAATAATTTGTAAGCGTCCTAGTGCGTTCTCTTCAGACTTCATGCCTAGTGCAAGTTCCAAGTGGATCTGCTTGCGATCACAGAAGTTCATATCGTCCCAGGCTAGGAAGTCTAAAAACTCTGCCTTCTTGTCCGGGTGGCTACCTTGTGCTAATTTCTTAACACCATAGTCATCACCATACTGAATCAATGTACGCCATACTAACCACAATGCTTCACGCAAGCCTTCGGCTGCATTACGCACAGTATTGTCTTGAATAATTTGGTTAGGGCTTAGAGCCATTTGCAACTTAACACCACTATTACCTGGTGCCATTACTTCTGGATTGAATACATCGCTAGGAGTAGTCATACCAACCATGGCCATTGTATCTTGTTGAATACGTTGCATAGCCACTTCTAAGAACTGTAAGTTGCCACTTGGAGGAGGCATTTGGTAAATGTCTTTTGCAGGATCAAACTTGCTGTCTAAGATAAAGATAGCACTTTCGCCATCCTGCATCATCTCAAAGTCAACACGGTCTGGCTTGACACCAATACGAGGAGTTGCTGTTAGCAAGCCCAACTGGATTTCTGCACGAGCGGCTGATGTGTTGTATTCCTGCATTGGAATAACAGATTCAGCAATACTCATACCATAAAAGTTGCCAGGTAGTGGCTTTGGACACATGTTAGCAACAGGAATAAATTCTACTTCTCTAGCACTGATAATGTAGCTACCACTGTAAATTAATTCTACTAGTTCTAGTTCGCCATCGCCATCAATGTCATACTTGTTCCATACTGTGACAATAGACACTTGTCTACTGTCTGGATCAGCACTTGCGGCCGAACTAACTGGAATACCCATAACTGGCACAGAGTCACGTGCATGGATAGCCAAGTTGTTTAATACTGAACCTGCTTGATAAGCACCGTTCATGTTGTATTCAGCAAATTGACGGAAGTTGTCTAAGTCGCCAACAATACCAGGATATAGTTCTGTTGCTTCTTGAATTGTCATTGGATCGTAGTAACCACAGAATGGCTGATCCTTCATTTCTGGAACTGTAGGATCACAAATCCAGTAGTGTTGTGCAATAGGGTGGAATTTAACGTTAATGTTATAGCCAGTTAGTTTATACTTGGCCTTGTAAGTTGTGTTTCTACGAATACTGTCTTGAATAATGCTTTCTTGTTCGTCCAAGTTACCTTGTACAATAGCATCACCTTGTTCACCAAACGCCTGTGTTGCTTCGTCACCTTCAACAAAGTCCATCATAAACTTTTGTGCAACACCTTTGGCATATTCTGTTTTTTGCTCGCCTAATAGTTGTGTTGCTTCTTCCATGACTTTCATCATGTCTACATTTTCTCTACGCTTGCTTTGGCGTAATGCTGTAAGTCCTGCTTCAGCGGCTTGCTGTTCAAACGCACGAAGTTGATCACTTGTGCCCGATGTTTCAACATAGCGAGTAATTTGTTCACGCACAGGTTTGATCATCATCATACCGTTTTTGTGCATTGCGGCATCCATAACCCAACGCTCTAAAATAAAGTGTGGATCATTCATTTGGTTAACAACTTTGCTGACCATTTGTGTTGCTTGTCTAGCCGCTACTTCATCTTCTTCACCGTCTGCCACAAAGTCAAAGTTAATTTCACCATTGGGAATAAGACCTTTAGTAATAACTGCTGTAGCATAATCAACAACTGGTTTTACACTAGGGTGAATGTAGTCAATGCCGTTTACAGGAGCAGTTGAATCTGTAACTGCTAAACACAAATAGTGATAATCTGACGCACGGTTAACTGCGTTCTTTGTGCCCAGATAACGCAAATAAGACGCCATTTTGACATCCATTTGGTTTTTCATGCGGACAAAAGTAGCATTTATCTTCTTGTTCTGATTGATGTCCTGCACGGGTATATTTTTAATATCCAACATGAGTTTGGGTTTCCTTTACTGATATCTTATTTAGCATCAATAATATTCACCTGGTAAAATGATACGCGGCTGGTGTTTCTTTGCTTTTGCTTGTTCTTCTTGCTGTCGAGACACATATTCTTGTGCTACTTTTAGATCACATGCATGGCAGTAATACGGGCCATCTTCTTCTTCAAGTTCGTAAATTGTGTGAGGAACCTGTGCTGTAATCATGGTATCCTCAAACACTTTTGCATGTTTTTCACACAATATAGCAGGAGCACGTTCGCCCACTGCTGTTAAGTATTTTCCATTTTTTTCGTGTGTCATGTTTATCCTTGTGGGTTATAACTTTTCTTCCAAGCAGGCAAGTTAGTCTCGTCTCTTGGTTTGTAATACTTGTCGCGAGCCGCTGCCATACGCTGTTGTGGACTGCGGTTATCCCAGGGTTCAGCAATGTTTTGCAAGCAAGCCAATAACGCATAACGAGCAGAGTCAATTGTGTCATCTGGGTCACTAAAGCGTCCACGCTCATCAACATAGTAGTTTTGTGCATCACTTAAAAACTGTGTGCAGTTTTCATTAACCATTAAACTACCAATCTCTAGCATTTGACGCATTTGGTTAATGCCGTAACTCTTATGATTAGTTATGCGTCCTTCGCTATCTGGAGGATTCATAATGGGCTTGTGATACACATTAAGTTCATAACTTTCAAACAGTTCTCTAATACTACTGCTACTCATAGTGTATCGGCCAGGAGTAGATGCATCAGCAGGTAGCACAATAGGAGTGCCAAACACTTCAGGACGAAGTAAGTGATTAATATACTGGCTTGGCACAGCTTCTTCAATGCCTTGCACACAGATTTGTTTATGTAGATACGCAACACGCTCGTAAGGCTCCCAATACATTAAAGTAATAACAGTTTGGTCATTAACAAGGCCCAAGTCAAGTGCAATAACACGCTGTATGTTTGGTATGCGTGTAAAATCAATTTGTCCTGTAGTATAAGTTGGCCATTCACGCAATTGGAACACAGCACCCTTACCCATAACAGGCTTACCAGCAATACGAGCTTCACGCTCATGTGGCAAGTAATCTCGTTCAAGTTGTCGTCTTGTTTCTTTTAACAAGAATGGCTGACCCCATGGGTCGTATTCAGGCACATCATCCCACGACACACGAATGTATTCATATCCTTCTTCTTTGTTCCAAAACTTGCTTACAAGTCCGTTCAAGCCTTTTAAGGGCGTAAACGAACACAGTACTTTACCTTGTGTGGTAGCAGTTCGCGTAACAATTTCAGAGAAAAAGTCATCTGGTGGTTGCTCATCAAATACAGCCAGATTTAATTTAAAACCTTGTAGTTGTCTAACCTCTTGCGTGTAGTTTGCAAAGAGGAGATAACTGTTAGCACCCGAGACATGCTTAATTTCAACACCAATACAGTTAGCCCCATCATTCCGCATAGTATCAACAACAATACAATCACGAGGTATAGCACCTGTGCCCAAGTTTTCCGTAATTTTAACATCTTGTGTGCCAATAAGTTCATTTTGTAATACAAGTGCAACCTGGCTCCAGCCCTCACCTGCTACCATGCAAGTAATAGGCTTGTTAAAACGATAACCAGTCCACCAGTCAGGATATAAGCCAGTCAAGTGGTAAGCAGTTTCATAACAAGTGCTAACAGTTTTACCAATACGGTTTGCGGCTAGGATACCACGACGCTCGCTATTGCCTGTTTTGAAGAATGTTAATTGATGTTCAAAAGGTCTAAAGTATTTTAATTGGTTATACTTCATCTCATCTGCAACATCAATTACCAAGTCTTGCAACTGCAATTGCATGTTGGTAGGCATTTGAGCAAAAGTTTCAGGTGCTACATTATTCTTGTCTAAAGTATAACGCAAGGCACGAGCCATTAAAGTTTCTGTGCCCAGCATATTATCGTTGGAATGAGATTAGTGTAGCAATAAAGTGTTCTAAGTCAATCTCATCTAATGGAAACTGGAACACATGCTCGCCATCAGTTAGTCGGACTAGCAGTTCATCACCTACCCATGCGGCATCAATGTCAATGGCAATGTCTTTATTCTTTACCAGGTTCATCTACAGTCTCCATAGGATACATTTGAGAGATAACACTTATATGCCACAATGCTTCGCTTAACTTGGCAATTTCATCTGCAGAGCAGTTCCATGTATCTGGATCACTTAAATCAGTTGGCTTGCGTGTTAATATTGCTTGTAATCGTTCAGCAATTAATCGTTGGATATGCTCAGTTTGACCAGGGAATCTAGTCTTAAAAGATTCCCTGTGTGCGGCATTTACCTTTTGCAAGATAAGCGTATCGCGAGTCATACGCTCTTGCTGTGCTTGATGTATCATACCATCACGAACTTGCTTGGTCATTATTCAAGATCCCAAGGGTTTGAAGCAACTGATTCATTTAGACTCACAAATTCACGATCAATCCATGTGTCCCAATGGTTACTTTTGTTAACACGGAATGTTTGCATCAATGCACGTAGTTTGCGTCCTTGTGGAGTCATACTACCATCTTCACGCACAATTGTTTGTTCACCAGTGCGTGGATCAACCCATTTAATAATTTCAGGGCGTTCACGACCATACTTGTCTAGTTTAACACCATGTGGGCGTTGATCAACAGGTCCTACAATCTCATACGAAATTTGTCCTGTTTTGTATTTGCGGAAGTATACTGACACTTTCTTGTCTTGCATACGACTTTCAAAGTCAGGGTGTGGAATACTGTTGCTTACAAAGATGTTTTGTAATTGATTAGCATCAGGCAATTTAGGATCTTTAGCAGGCACTGGTTTCAAGTCTTCAACTGGGATTAGTTCAGTGCGATCAATGTAAGGGTTATCGCCGCCTACAAATTTAGGATCTACTTGTTCACCATTTAGCACATCCATTGCTACTTGGTACTTTAACTTATTGGCACGACCTTTTAAGTTTAAGACAATCCCCGTTTCATCAAATACAAATCTCTCGAGTTCTTTGGCAGTGGGAAAGTCGGTCATTAGACCGTCCATGTCATATTCGCCTGCGTTGCTACCAATAGGTGCCGCTGGCTTTACTGCTACTTCTGGTTTTGTTTTTTTAATCTTTGCGGGAGCGGCTTCTGCTGAAGTGTCCCATGGGTTTTCTGGGTTGGTTGGTTGCATTTCATTTTCCTTATCTGTGCAATACTTGGGGAAGTCTTTTCCCCAAGTTTATTTAGCGAAGTCTAGTGCGTGTGTTTGGACGCATTGTTCGCTGTGCTGATCTAACGCCAGGAGCATTAGGAGGAGCAAAGCGATTAACAGGTGGAGCAATAGTGCCTGTGCCCATACCACCCATTAACTGCTGTGTGTTAGGGTTACCACTTAAATCACGCCCATATATGCCACCACCTGCTGGCATACCAAAGCCAATGCTTACATTAGGATTGGTTCGTGTTGCTTGTGTCGGGACATAGTTTTGTTGTGTTGGTTGTTGGTTAGGGAATATTTGTTGTGCCACACCACCTACTTGTCCTAGTGCATTACCAACTTGAGGTAAACCAAATTGATTTAACATCTGTCCGCCTGTGCCTAAAGCACCACCTACTAAGTTGCCAATACCGCCCATGCTTTTACCACCGCCCATACCATCTGTTGGTAATGGACTTGGAGCAGGTTGGTTGCCTTGAATGCTAATAGAATCGCCAGTGTATTCTTGTGGGGGCGGCATACCAAAACCAATGCTTACATTGGGATTGTCGCGTGTTGCCTGTGTTGGCACATAATTTTGTTGTGTAGGGCCTGCAGGACCAAACAAGCCTGCATCACCTATCCCGCTTGATACTGCACCCATGATTACTTCTTATACTTCTTAGGCAACTTGCTTCCGTTAGCAGTTGAATTAGTTTTAGGACCTGTGTTGCTGTGTAAGCCTTCAAGTGCTGGATTAGTAACACCTGCTTGACCACGACCACGCATTTCTAATGCACTAGTGACCATGTTAGCCAATGTTGCTTTTTCACTTGAACTTGTGCTCTTAGCGTCCATAAAAGCGTTACGCTTTGTCATGCTACCTGCGTTACCTGTTGTAGGACCACGCTTTTGATTGATAGGCTTTGAGTTAGGATTAGTGCTCATTATAGTTGGTTTCCTTTTGTTGGGCCACGGCCTACATTGATTTTATCAGTGTTGCCGAATTTGGGCATGGATTTTGTTGCACCATCACCAACTGCTTGACGTTGTTGTGGATTATGGCAACCCATTGTAATTTCTTTAGCACGGTTTGGAACTGCTGTGCCGCCACCAGTTGGGCCACGACCTTTGTTGATCAATGCATCTGGGTTTGTTCGAGTGTGCTGATTGCCACTGTACTTTGTTGATGCCTTGTCAAAGCCTGGGCTTGAAGTGCCTGTCGCGGCATTATAACCAGACACGGCTTTTTGACTATGAGATTCTTTCATTTTGATTTTCCTTTTTTGTTTGCTGCCGCTCTCTTAGTAGAGTAGGCGATAGCCACTGCCTGTTTAACAGGTTTTCCTGCTTTTACTTCTGCGGCAACATTCTTTTGGAATGCTTTTTTGCTTGTTGATTTCTGTAGTGGCATAGTTTTATTTAGCGTCAGGGCTAACTCCAACAAGTTTGGCTAATGCTTCAGCAAACGCCGCTTGTTTTGCTTCAATAGCATCTTTACTATCTGTAATTTCTGCTTCAACAATAGTTGTAGCAGTTTTGTCTAATATGATCTTTTCGTAAGTGACACGGTTTTTGGTATCACCTTCGTTAATTGATTGTATGTAGCCTTCCATTAAACTAACAACAAATGGCTTGCCCAGCATGTTCTCTGCTGTTTCAAGTATCTCTTTTGCTGTTAGCCTATTTGTTTGTCCTTTTGGACGGCCAGCACCAGCACGGGCTCCGCCCTTGCCGTTTTTCTTTGCAGTAGTAGTGTTCTTTTCCATAATCTTATTTAGCATCGCTATGCTGCCAGTCGTAAATACAGTATCTTAAAAAGGAACTGCAATGCTTGAATATACATGGCAACCAGCAACTGGGCTAGATGTGCCCGATATAGTTGCTGTATCAATTGAAGACTGTCAACGAGAAATTGAGACTATCTTTACACCAGAACCAACAACGTTTGCTCGCAACATAACTTTTGCAATTGTAAACCAATTTTATCTACCTGGATCAGAACTTATAAATGTAGCCAGGGACGGTGCTGGTAAACTTGTAGCATATACTTGGGCCAAATCTGGGGAGCGAGCCGCTTGGAGTGATGATTGCATGTTAGCCATACGCATGGCCCATGTGGATTTGAGTTTGAGCACACGCCAGCGTTTTAGACTTATCACAGACATGATGCAAATGTGGGAACAGTTTGCCATCAGCACAAACTGTAAGATTATCAGTAGTAATACTATGCGTAAAAATCAAGATGCGTTCTTAAAATTACACGCACGATCAGGTTATGATGTGCGTGGGTCGTATGCGTATAAAAGATTAGCCTAGTGTGGAACGCAACTGCCAAATCTGTTTAGCAATAGCCAATATACGATCTTGTGCGTAGTTGGCTATTTCTTCATGATCTTCATCTTCAGCAATTTCATCAAGTTCAATATAACATTGTTTTAAATGTTCTAAGTCTTCAAGTACTGTAGTCAACAACTCATCAGCATCACCTGTTACTGCTGTAGGGCGAATGTGTGCGGCATCTAATATATCAAACAAGTCGTTGGGCATATACGCATCAAGTGTGCGTAGCAGTTCACCAATAATATCAATTTGGCCTTGTAGTGATTCGTAAATGCCACCAAGCAATTCGTGATCACTTACAAAGTTGCGGCCCTCAATGTTTACATGGCTCACATGGCTTTTAAAATAAGCCACAAAGTTGTCATTAAAGACTTGGGTTAGTTGTTCTACTGTTGTCATAGTGTTATTTACCAAGGCCACCAGTCAGGCTTTGTTTTGCTGGTTATTACATCGCCAGTGCTGTTCCAGTCTGGATCAAATTCATACAAATTATACTTGTATGATTTTTCACCTGTTTTGCGATTGATCACGGTTTCTCTGACTATTCGTTGTGAGGAACCATCTGGGCGTTTAGTTGATACTTCTGCTTCTTGAGGATTTTCAGTGTATTCTCTTAAATTGCCATCTTCTTTCCAAGCCGCTCTGTGATATTTGTTGCCTTCAATTCTGCTACTAAACACATGATGTTTTGCATCTTCTTTGTCTAAGTATGGATTCTGGAATGTGCCATCTGGTTCAGCAGTTTTCATTTCCATGGTGCCTGATGGTTTAGATTTTTTATTTAAATTGGCACGAATCTTTTCTGCTGTTTCAACACCACTAGGTTTTGGATCTGCTTCAGTCCAGTCAACACCACGAGGAACACGTTTACCTGTTGCTGTGTCTGTGGCAAATATATCAACTTTTGTTGGATCAAATGGCCAACCACGGCTTTGCGAATGGATTGTTTTGTTGCCTTCTTGCCAAGTGCCTTCTGTTGGTATACCAGCAATTTTATCAAAAGATTGTTGTTGTCTAAAATCTGTTTCATCAGCAAATACTTGTGCTTTTGGCACTTCAGGTTCGCCAGTCATCATTTCAAATCTGCTGCCACCCGGAGCACGATACTTGTCACCTAGCACACGCTTTCTACGTTCAATAGCGGCTTGCATGTCTGCTAGTTCTTTTGCTACTTCTTCTGGACTGCGTTGTGATTGTTCATAAGCCAAGCGTTCATTGGCTTCTTTCATTTGTGTCTTTTGTGTAGGGCCACGAGTACCAGCACCACGTAATCCTGCTTCTGTTTCCACAAACTTTTGAATAGCCTTACGACCATCCTTAACGCTCATTGATTGATAGTCTGTGCCTAACTTGCTCCAATCGACTGGTGGCAAGCCCTCACCTGCTAGTGTTTGATCAATAAGTTCTTTGTTTAATACTTTACCACGACCGCTAACTTGACCATATGCTGATTGTAAAGTTTTGTCCAACTTCTCACGAGTAGTTAATGGAGTTTCAGCTCGTGCTTCTGCAGCCTTGGCTGCTCGTGCTTCAGCAGATTCAAACGGAACTATGTCGCGTGTAGGTGCTACTGGGCCACTAACTTCACCAATTGCGGCTTGTTGTTCTGCTTGGCGTTTGGCCATAATGTCAGCGGCCATTTGTTCTGCTTTGGCTTTTGCGGCTGCTTTTTGTTGTGCAATTGCTTCTGCTTCGGCTGCGGCTTGTGCTTGTTGTTGTGCAATAACTGCTGGATCAACTGGTTGCGATACTTGTTGTTGGCGTTCTCTGGCTGCGGCTTCTGCGGCTGCAACTCTAGCATTTGCGGCTGCTTCTTGTGCGGCAACTACATCAGGAGGTAATGCTTGTGTGTTTATTCTTGCGGCTGCTTGTTGTCTAACACCACCGCCACCGCCACCTGGGGCTACAGGGCCAGCAGAACGCAACTGTCCAAATTCAGTTGGTGTTAATGGTGTAAAGCCAGCTTTACCTAATTCATTATATGCTTGCCCTAATTTGTAAGCATCATATCCTTTTAATCCTAAACGTCCTAGCGTAGGAATACCACCAAACAAATAATCGCTGCCAACTTCTGCAGCCAATTTGTATGGGTCTCGATAACCTGCACCAAATTGTTCGCCAGCGGCTTGAATAGCTTGTCCTTTGTATGGGACCATACCTTGCGTTCTTGCTAATGCATCTTGTGGTAATTCTGTAATTGGTCTTGCTGCCGCTTGTGCTTGTTCGGGAGTAATTGTGCCAGCACGGAACTGTTCTAATACATCTGCAGGAATATATGTGTCGCCTACAGGCATACGAGCACTTGGCGTTTCCCAAGGTTTTAGATTTGCTGGATTCGCAGTTGGTTTTGCAGTTGTATTAAATGCACCACTATAAGCACCTTTACCAAATTCAACACCGCCTTTTACAACTGGTTTAACAGCACCTGCTACTTTGGGAACTGCTGGGCCTAGGCCAATCATAGCACTATTAACCATGCTGCCTACATCTGCTTCTGGTAATCCTGTAGCACCTGCAATAGGAGCAACTACATTTTCACCTAATTTTTCACCTATTACATTACCAACAGTTCGTAATGGAGCATTTTCATAACCAGGAGTGCCTGTGACACCAAACGCACGACCTACTACATCCTTAGGACTTGTAGTTTCTGCTGTTGCTTGCTCTGGACTACGACCTGCGGCACGAGCCAAAGCATACGCACCATAATCTAAAGTGCCAGTTAAGGCATTTAATGCCGAGTCAGCCATACTAGCAGTACTACGCCCAAAGGTTTGTAATGCTGTTTCAGGTTGTGTCTTCTTTAAAAAAGCGTCAGGATCAAAACCTGCGGATTTTTTCTCACGCTTTTCACTGCGAGCCAGGAATGCGTCTGGATCAAACTCTGCCATGATTATAGTCCCAATCGTTTCTTAATTTCCGGGGCACGCGGATCGTTAGGATTCTTACGAAGCCATTCAACTGCGTCTCGTTCTTCTTTACTTAAACGTTTTGTAGGTGCTTCTGGTGCTTGTTGTGGAGTTTCAGGAACAAACTTGCCACCAGTCTCAACTTGCTTGCGAGCAAAGTCTAAAGTTCTGCGTGTGCCGTCTGCACTCTTACGCAACCAATCTGCAACTGCTTCTGCACTCCATGTTTCATCTGGCTTAGTGCTTGTAACGAATTGTAAGTCACGATCAGTTGGGTTTGTTCCCAACATTTTGGCATTAGTAGCCGCAACTTTGTTAACAACTTCCAATACATTTTTTGTATTAACAGCATCTTGTGTCTTAAACAATTCACCCATGGTGTATTCACCTGGGATCTGTCCATGGATCAATGTGCCAAAGTTATTAGGTTTGGTTAATGCATCAGTTGCCGCACGTTCAGCATTGGTAATTTCGCCAACAAGTTTATCACTGCTGGCAACAATGTCGCCTGCTTTCTTAACTACTTCTTTACGATATGTTTCACTTACTTCAACGTTTTGTTTTTGTTGTGTTAGTGGCACATTTACATTACCGCCTGCTGGCATTGTAGTTGTGCCTGCTGGAGCACCACCTGCTGGAGCAGTTTGTGTAGGAGCACCACCTTGAACAACTTGACCACCTACTTGTGCAGGAGCACCAGCTGGTTGTGCTAAATCAAAGCCATATGCTTGACGGAATTGAGCACGATCTTCTGCACTCTTGAATGGACCGTTAATAGCAACATAATCTTTTTCAGCATCCAATACGTTAGTGCCGTGTTTCTTTTTAAGGTCGGTAATAAGACCAATGTCTGCTTTGGCTTGCGTTGTGCCAATGCTTTGTAGTGTAAGTTTTCGAGGATCGCCTTTGTATGGTGCACCACCTTGGATATTAACCAATGCAGCCTTACCTGCATTGTCATAGCCACTGCGATAACGAGCACCAGTTGTAGGATCAACATAAACTTCAGCACTTAAACTTGTGCCTTTACCTAAACCGCCACCAGTCATATAACTTGCCAGTTGTTCTTGCGGAATAGCTGTGTTGTCTGCATTGATACCTTTTAATGGTAAGCCTTTTGCATTAACTTGGATCAGGGCAGTTTCACCTTTGTCGTTGGTTGCACTTGTCCACTTGTTGCCAAAGCCTAATTTAACTGCTTCTTCGCCTGCAAGTTGTGGGCTTAGGAAACCTAACAAGATCATTTTAGCCCAAGAGCCTTGTTGCGACTTTAATTCATCAGCAATAGCACGACTTGCTTTAGGATCACCTTGACTTGCAGCCGCAACCAATTTAGTTGTTTGCTCTTTTGCCGCATTCATTTGGAATTCTTGTTCTAATAATGCTCGAGTCTGTTCTTTAGCAACAGTTTGCATTGCTGGGAACTGTGCATACTCAGGATTCTTAGCAATTTCCATCCACTTGAATGGATCTTTACCTGCTTCTTCAAATAGTCTATTGCGGAACTGTGGAGTATCGCGTGGTTCCATACCACCAGCCGCTAATGGCTTATTATCTGGTCCTAATACTGTAGTAGTGCCATCTGCATTTGTGATTAAACGATTACCGTTTTCATCAATTTGCATTTGTGGTTGACCCATTTGTGGCATCTGTCCAGGAGCAACAGGAGCAGTTGGAGCACCAGGAGTAATTGTAGGGGCACGTTGTGCTTGTCCAGGTGGTAGTGTGCCTGCTTGGGCACTAGGGATCATAGCATTGAATACTTTGCCCAAGTAACCTTGTGTTTCACGAGGTAATTGTGCTTCATTCATTTGTCCTTGATTGCGTGCCATGTTTTGTTGCACACGACCTGGTCCTGCATTGTAAGCGGCAGCGGCTTTACGCTCATCACCACCAAATTGTTTTAACAATGCTTGATAATAGTCTTGTCCAACACGATTGTACTCTTCTGGAGTTTGTGCTTGTGCTGGACGAACACCATAACCAGGATTAGCCGCAGTTGCAGGCATAACTTGGTTGCGGAACATAGCACCAGCAGGACTTGTTAGTGGCTGTCCATTAGGAGCAAAGTCTCTACCACCACTTTCAGCCTGTTGCATACGAGCAAAAGTATCTGGGCTTACTGGACCAGCCGCAGTAAGCATTGTCTTAGGAGCAATTGCTCCAGGAATTTCTTCCTTGGTAATTTTTTCTTGTGTGCCATCGCCGTAGGTTTTAATTTCCTGCGTGTGGACTGCTGTGTTGCCTAACTCTTCTCGCTTCTTACGTTCTTCTTCAGTTTCGTAATCTCCAAGATAGTTGCCCATTGCGTCAAATTGTGCTGCCATGTTTGTGTTATCCTTTTAACCTAGTCCGGGTATGCTAACGCCTTTGAACCCAAAGCCCATTTTATCACTACTTGAAGTAGAGCCTTGTGTGCCACGGAAGTCAGGCTGATAACTTGCGGCTGGAGTTCCAAACAATACACTCGCATATTGATTGTATAATTGTTGTGGCACCATACTTGCACTTACTGCGTTGCCAGCGGCACCTAATGCTTGTCCAATACCACCTTGTCCGTAACTGGCCAATTGATTTGCGGCTTGTAAGCGTTGTCCCATTACGTTGTTTGCAACTTGAGCAGCCAATTGTTGTTGTTGACCTTGTGCTTGCCCTGCCAAAGCACGATCAGCAAGTGCTTGTCTAGCACTACCTAAATTACCAGAGCCACCAAAACTGCGTTTTTGCATTTCTAGGTTCTGCATGTATTGTGCTTGTGCTGGAGCCATTGCAGCCGCCATTTGTTGTTGTGCGTAATCAGGATCAAACACACTTTGTAAGCCACTAATACCAGTGCGTAATGCACTTTCACCTGTGCTACCCAATAGTTCTTGTGCTTGGCGTGCTGTGCCTGCTTGGTTTTGTGCGGCATTTAATACACCACCAGCGTTTTGGTTGTAAATGTTTGTTGCACCGCCAACTGCTTGTGTGTAAGACGGAATAATAGTTCCAGTCAACATTGCAGTTTGTGCTCTAATAGCGGCTTTTTGTTCTTCAGTTGTAACTGGAGCACTTGAACTTGTTGTTCTGCTAAAATCCATGTTATGTTTTTCCTTTTCTATATTTAGTCAGCGGCATTAGCCTCTAACAGGAGCAACAGGTCCCGATACAAATTGTGCTTGGTATTCTGGACTATTGATGTAATCAACAAGGTCTTGTGGCCTTGCTACTGGTGCCATCTCTTGTAGGCCCCATGGTGCTTGTGGTGCGTTAGGCACCGTGTTATACTGCTGAGCATTAAACGTAGGTCCTTCTTGATAACCATGTCCGCCCCAGTAGTATTGACTCTGCACAGGGCTAGTTGTGTTATAAAATGGTGGTGGTTCAATCCAACCTGGGTTCAATCCTGTTGGGATTCTCAAATCAGGCAATGGTGTGCCAGGAGTTATCACAGTAGGAGGTGTTGTTGGTGGAGGTGTTACAGGAGGTTTAGGTGTAACAATCGGGAATATAGGAGTAACTGGAGTTGGAGTCCAACCACCTGGATTGTATGGATCAACAATGTCAACGGGAGGTGTTGGAGTTTCAACTACAGGAGTTGTTATTAAATCTACACCGCCTACACCAGTTGTTGGTCTAGTATCTGTAATTGTAATTTCAGGAACATCATCTACTGGCGGTGTTGTTGTGCCAGTTGTAGGTCTAGTATCTGTAATTGTGATTTCAGGAACATCTGCAGGAGCAGGTGTGCTTGTTGCTGTGCCATCAGGGTGGATAGTAATACTTGAACCATCATCATATGTGTATGTTGTAGAGCCATTGCCCATATCAACACCGGCACCAGTTCCACCAGTTCCACCAGTGCCGCCAACATGGCTTGTGCCTGTTGTATCACGTGTTACACTTGAACCATCTGGATTGTTTGTTACACTTGTGCCATCTGCATAAGTTGTTGTAATGCTGCCGTTCCAGTTTACAGTAGTTGTGCTGCCATCAGGATTAACACTTACAGGAGCAACATAATTGCTAGGTGGGCCATAACCATCATTACCACCTGTTACTTCAATAGGAGTGCCTGCTGGTTGAACCCATGCATTACTTGCTTGATCAAAGTAAGCACCTGTTGTTGGGTTAACATAAGTTTCCAATGTGTCATCCCACTTGGCACCGTTTGAGTTTTCAATTGACGCAAGTTCAGTGCCTTCTGGTAAGTTGCCAGTGCCTGGGTTTTCACTACTGCGTGGTAAGCCAGAACTTTCAACACGGAAGTCTGTTTGCATATTACCATCAACTGAGATTGGACCGCCACTTTCAATTGCTGCCATGTAATCACTTAACAATACTGTTTTACCACTATCAAGAACAACTTCAGGACCGTTTGGACCGTTGTAAACTGTTCCTGCTGAACTATCGCTCATGCCAGTTGATACTAAATCTATAGGAGCAGTAGGAGCAACTGGTCCGTAACCAATTTCATAATTTACTGGAGTTCCGCTACCACCTGTTGAGCCACCGCCAGCTGGTGTGCTTAAATCAACTACAGGAGCAGGTTGATATGGACTTGGAGTTGACCCAACTACATTGCTACCAGCGTCACGAGTAATAGTAGAGCCATCATCAAATGTGTAAGTTGTATTACCTGTTGAAGGATTAAAGTATTGTTGAGCGGCACCTGAAGCACCGCCCAAGAAGCCACCTGTTAATGCACCACCAACAATATCATTGCCAGTTAATGCGGCACCAGTAGCACCTGCGGCTGCACCGCCTGCGGCACCAGATAATATCTCTCCAGCACCTGCACCAGCAGCCGCACTACCTGCAAGCCCGCCCACATATCCAGTTGCACCACCTAGTAATGCACCTTCTAAAATGTTGCCACCGTCTTCTGCGGCTCCGGCAGCACCACCTAATGCACCTGCCCATACAGGCGGCACACCCATAGCCATAGCACCAACAGTTACAATAGCTTGTAACGGATCATCAACGATTGCTTCTACTGTGTCGCCAATAAAGTCGCCCACATCTTCAATAGCATCGCCTACTGTGTCGAGAACATCTCCAACAAATCCACCGCACATATTATAATTCCTTTAAACAATTAAACCCTTTAGTTTTGTAGCCTAACTGGTTATAAAATCTTTCAACAACACGTGGATTATCCCCTGTTGTTTGGCCAAGCCATACTTGACTTGCTCCTACTTGCATTGCCCATGTTTCCAAATGCTCAATTAGCACAGCGGCAATTTCACTTGATCTATATTCAGGGTCAACATACAAGCCAATATCGCTTACACGCTTTGCTGTGTTGAATACACTTTCATGTACAATACCGCATATAAATCCCACCAACTTGCTATCGTCAAATGCCAACATAGAGAATGTAACAGGACTTACAATTAGAGTTCTTATCTTAGACTCAGTTGCAACACCAAGACTGGTATGACTTAACATACTGTCCGTAAGTGCTTTTAATGCTGTTACATCTGTTTCAACGGCTTTTCTATACTTTATCATTGTTATATTTAGTTTATTCTTTTACCACTTGAGCACTCAAGCCACGGTAGTTAAACTGTGCTTGTGTCATTTGTGCTTCACCGCTTAGGGTATCAAAGTTTATTTCCATAATATACCAGTAATATCCTGGTCCAGGCACATCAATAATACTTGTAAAGATTGTGTCGTATGGTGGTAATGCAACTGGTGTGTTGTTGTTTACACCAGTTACTTGTAATGTCATATCGTTAGTGCCATCTGCACCGCCAATATCGCTACCTTTTACCAACAGCGTGTCGCCTACAGCATAGTTAATGCCGCCTCCAGCAACTGTGACCACTGTGTTAAAAAACGCCGCATTGGCTGTTGCACTTGTTAATGTAGCTGTTCCTGTAACTGCACTGGCAAATTGAATCTGCGTGGGAGTTGCGGCTGTAATCAAATATGTGCCATCAAAACTTGGAGCACTTGTGCCAGTAATTGTTATGCTTTGTCCCACTGTAAAAGCAATACCAGTGTTTGTTAATAAAACTGTGCAAGTTGTGCCATTGCCAATACAGGAAGTAATTGGTTTAAAGTTCCAAGGTTCAGTGCGATACGGGATAGCAGGGCCAGGAGTAAAGTATGGACCACCGCTACTCAAACCAGTTGTGCTTTGATTTAAGTTTGGACGCAATTCAATATCCAATGTGCATAAACTTCCCGAGCCACTTGTTACTTCGGGCATGACACCATAAAATCTTGGGAAAGTGCCTCGTGGCACATGACTAGTGCCACCAGTAACTTCTACATTAAGCACTTGTCCGCTTGTGGGTTCTAAACTGCCTGTGTAGTAACTCTTGGTTGCAACCGTTGCGTTTGGTCCGTCTAAACTAAACACATAATCTGGGTTGGTTGGATCATTATTTGTTTCGCCACGATAACGATTGACCTTTACTGTGTAATACAATGGACTTGTAACTGGACTAACATATTCCAACACTGAGTTCAATTGTGCGTTAATAAACACACGGTCAGTGCCGCCAGTAACTGTAACACGAGCATTACAATCTGTAGATGTGTCAAAGTTGCTTGTCGTGTAATTTACAAAACCACCGCCCAAGTCTGGGTCTGGCGATACTTGCGGATTAGCAAAACGTGCAACAAAGTATGTTGTGGTGCATTCAACAACACCAATCGGACTCCATACTTCATTATAAAAACCAGTAGCAAAGCCACTTGTTTCAACTGTGTTACCATTACCAAACGGTGGTGTGCCTTGTGGTGTAGCAAATGTAAACTTTACTGTTCTGCTGTCTAAACATTCTGCACTGGACAATGCTATGTTGGGATAGTATAATACCGTAGGAGTTGCTTGCACATATGGCACACGGAAGTTGCCAGTCAAGTAACCTGTTTCACTACTACTAAAGCCCGCAAAGTTTTGTCCCAAGCCTGCTGGACCACTTAGCACATAGTTGATGGCATCTACAATGCCTTCGCTGTCGCTTATCTCTACAGGATACTTGGCCATTATCTATCGTCCTCAGTTTGTGTGTATTGCCATGTTGTAGCAGAACACATCCATGCTGTAGTCTTTGAACTGTTACCAATTTCAAAACTATTAACACGATGTGCATTCTGGTTAACCTGCACCCACGGATAATCAGTGTCAGTTGCCATTGTAAGTGCTGTTGTGGCTTGTGCTGGTTGTCCAACAGAGTTAGCACCTTCTAACTTAACATCCACACTACCAATCAGCGTAGGTTGTGTGTTGGGATTAGCTGGCAAGCCTTTTTGTGTTAGGTTAACAACTTCTGGTAGCACACGATGCACTAACAGTTTACCACTGTAGTCTTCTAGCATTTTAATATTGTCTCTACGGAACACACTCACAATTGGTAATGTCTCGCCGTTGATGTCACTTAGCAAATTAAAACCAATGTCCTTTTGCACAATGCGTTTTGATTCATCACCACGAGCGTAAACTACAGTTCGGCTACCTGGATTGTATTCCCATGCACCATTTGCTTGACCTGTTGGGATAGTAAAATCTGTAATGCCTCCTGTGCCGTTAACTGCTAACACAGTCATAAAGCAATCGTTAGCAGGAGTTGTGCCTCCAAGCAATGTGCCTAAAATTTTGATATTGTTACCAACAGCATAGCCGCTACCTTTGACCACATTGTCACCTTGAACAGCGTAGGCCTTGTATGCACTACCTTGCTGTTGAATATTAAAGCGAGCACCTGTGCCTACACCTGTTACAGTAGTTGCCGCAACATTGGTCCATTCTATTAAAGGGTTAGGTGTCCATACTGGGCTTTCGCAAGCAAAGGTTGCTGAGTTAACATCGCGGGGTGCGTTCCATACATCCAAGTCATAACGATATGCCAGCATCTTGTTTGGCACGCCATTGTTTGCTTCTGTTGTTGGATAGTAAATTTCTACTTGGTTCTTCTGTGTGTTAACTTCCATAAACACACGATCCACATAAGCAGGATCCAGCTGATCAAAGAACCAATTCTTCACACGCTGATTACCTAGGCCTTGGAAGTCTTGTCCATCAAATACCCAAATGTCACGTGCATCAATGCCATAAACCAATTTGTCAGTGTTGGCCCAGCAGTTACTACTCAACAGTCCTCTGCCTTGGTTAACAAGTTTAACGCCCAGAATAGGTGTGCTTGTTGTTGAATAGTTAAGCGGTGAGAACACAACTGTGTCCCAGTAACTTTGTAAGAATAATTGTCCATTACTTGGAAATGCATCAATAACAGCACCACGAAGCGGAACTTCTAATTGGTTGGCCACGTTTGTAACAGTTGGTTCCCATGTGATAGGAGCCTGGTTAAGTCCAAACGCTTGGCTCCACTGTACTGTAACGGGATACTGGCTAATAGTGCCATCTAAGTTTGTTGCAGTAAGTCCACCTGCTACCAATACGCAACCAACGTTGGGAGTATTGTATAGTCGCATAAACCGAGCGTAAACACTCTTCCAATTTGGATTGTAGTTCCAAGTATACTTTGCCGCAACACTACCACGACCATTGCGACTTGTGTCCCATGCACTACCAGGTTGTGCTAGGTAATCAATTGTGCTGGTTGTCGAACTTACAACTTTATATTCACCATCGTAAAATTGGTTAGTATCTGATATAACAATGTAGTCGCCAGCACCGTAAGGATTGCCTTCATATGGATGTCCGTTAATGGCAGTTGATGCTACCGTTTGGCTTATGCTAACTTCCCATGTTGTGCCATTGTAAGAACCTGGTGTTGGTTCACTTAATTGTCTAACAAGTTGTGTGCCAGCCGCAACACCTGTGCCAGACAAGAACGCACCAATGGCAATTTCACCTGTGCCAAATGTGCCTATTGTTAATGTAGTGCCGCTTATTGAACTACCAGTTGTGTCAAACACATAACGAAAGTTGATACGCTGTGTTGTAGCATCAACATAGGTAATATCGCGTATGCGTGTGGGCTGGCTCTGACTATACATTACCAATTTAGGATACTGTTCGCCTTCTATGTCTGGCCAAAACATTGGAGCGTTTGCTTCATCATTAAAGAACGGCACCGTTCCGTTCCACGCTTCTGTAATATTGGTTGCTTGGTTATAAGTTGTAAATGGGCCAGCATCGGGAGTAATGTCTTGCCACGCACCGCCAGGACCTGTATCATATTCACCGTTACTGGCCCACCAGTAACCTTCAGTTGTGGCTACAACAAAGTAAAAGTTATTGGTAACCCCTGCTTGTCCTTGACGATAACCGCCTGTAATAAATGTAGGAGTGCCTGGAACACCATCTGGTAATATAGCTTGATCACCCAGGGTTGAGCGAACACCACGCACATCTGTTTCTACGTTTTGTCCATCATTGTATTCGTTTGGGCCCAGGGCTGTTGAGGGAACATCTGGGCTAAATGTCATCTTTGATAGTGGGATTCGCACTTCATCAAATGCTTTTTTTGTTTGTGCCATCGTAACGAGGTCCTTTAGTAATGTTGTATTTAGTGCCAAAGGAAAAGCCCTGACACTTCACAGCGTGGGGGCTTTTGGATTCATCGTTAGGACTTATTCTGCATGCCTAACTTTAGTTATTCGTTGTTACCGTGCTCGTCTTGCCATTCACGAGCCTTTTTGCACCAATCAAATACTTCATTTACCAATTCTCGCTCGCTCCATCCCAGCACATGCAAGCGGCTAATGCAATTGGTCATTAAGCACAATAAAAATGTGTCTTGTCTGTGATCGTCGTCGTCAAGTTGGGGATAATCGTTTAGGATCTGCATAAACAGATCATCTGCTTCTTCAATTGCAGAATGGATTAGGTTGTCTTCTTTGTTCATAATAGGCCTTTTAAAATACGACACATTGTGCATCGCATTGTATTTATTATAATACTTCTGGCCTATTGTGTCAAGTCTTACTTTACTCGTATTGCAACGGGCTGGTAATTGCCACCATGCACATAACCAATGTAGTCGTAGTCCCGCTTTTCTTCTTGCCAAGCACGATATTCATGATCTCTCCATGTTGGGTAGTTCCAATACTCATCAAACACAATAATGGTTCCGCTACGGATATAAGGCTTCAAGTGTTTAAAAATGTCCTTTGTAGCACTATACAAGTCGCAATCAACATGTATCAAACTAGCAAAGCCTGCGTGCTGTTGGGTCCACTTTGGCAGCGTAGCATCAAAGCGTCCAACTACCAATTTAACATTGTCTGGGACTCGAGGCAACGCTTGTGCAAAGTGTCCAGCAGGTAAACCGTTCCAGGGTTCGTAAATGCCTTCAAAGCCATCAAAGCCGTAAATGTCATGCGTTGGGAATAGTTTGGCCCAGTGACGGATACTGCGTCCAGTTGCTACACCAAACTCCAGCATGTAGCCACCCTGTAGCACATGCTGGCTCACTGCCCTGTGCAAGCGTAAGTCGCTACCGTATGACGGCACTTGTTTTAAGTTTTGAGCACAGTAGTCTAAACTGTCGGTTGTCCAAGCAGGGCGTGGAGCATTACGGTATCTCCACGCTTGCTTGACATCATCAAGCAAGTAATACATTATTGTACTGTGTCCTGTTCAACTGCTTGCTGTAAACGTGCAATATATTGGCATGCTTCTGCAATTGCATCAGCAGAGTCTTGTAGTCTAATACGCATTTCAAACAGTTGATCTGCGTTTAATACATCGTCCCGTAAGTTATAAAAACTACCTTCAACTACTGCCAATACTTGTTCAAGTACTGCTGTTGCGTAGTCTGCGTGTTGTGTTGTTTGTTCTGTATTTGTTGTGTTCATTGCTTTTACCTTTGCTTTACTATTCTGCAACTGTTGTTGCATACTATTACTTATGTGTTTGTGTTCTGTGTGCGAGCCGTTTGGTCAGCAGTAGTTTAACTTGTATGCTTTACCAAAGTATGCATAGTCGTAAACACCGTAAGACTTGCTGTCAACAACATCCTGCCAGTATTCAACTGCTTTAAGTGTGCGTTCAGCTTTTAATTTTAGTCTGCTGACATAATTGCTGTCGGCAATTATTCGCAACATGTCTGCTGGTGATGGATTGAGTTGTGCTCGTTGTAGTTGACGTTGAGCCAGTTGATACTTTTTAAGTGCAGTATCAACAATTGCTTGTGCTTGTTCTGCGTTCAATGTAGGACCTTTTTGTTGTTGTGTATTTATTATAGTGCATTTTGGGCTGTTAGTCAACATTCAAAATAGCCGTTTGATTCCTTTTCAAAGGTGTAGGACCATGCTCGAGAAAACATGGTCCTACTGGAGTGCTGGGAAAATGGCCTAATAAAAACCCAGCACTATATTTATATCGTTAGATACTCAGCTTACGCTCAAACTCCAGCTCAGGGTCTTCGTAACGCACACGCACTTCATGTTGCACGCCAGGGTATTCATCTGTAGGGAATAGTTTTGTAACTAACCGTTTGACTTCAACTGTGCATAAACCCGCCCGTTCGTCATCAAAAAACTGCTGTATTGCAGGGCATATAAAACGCACGCCGGCTGCCGGCACACGTGCCATAACAACTCTTAGTGAGTCTCTATTGCTTAATGGGTATGTAATCATTTCAGTTCCTCTTTGTACAGTTATATATCAGTGTTTGTGTTACGCTGTTACTCTAGTTACGCTATTTGCTGTTTTGCACAACTTCTTTTTAATAATGAATTAAAAAGTTGCTGTAGTTCTTGTGAAATAGCGTAACATGCGTAACAGCGTAACAGTTACAGGATCAACAAATCATCCTTTTTAGTATCAACAGGGATAGCTGTGCTAATACGATCCCAAGGGAATATACGAGCCATGCTTTGTGCTTTAAGCCTAAACACATGCCCTTGTGGTTGTGCCAAACTATGTCCCGACATAACAATATCAATACGGTCTCTTGCATGTTCAGTGTATTCAATTCTATTCCGATTCAAATACTCTTTCCACTTTTTCTTAACTACTCTAGTATCTGCTTTTTTGCCATCCTGTAGTAGTGTAATAATGTCCTGTATAATTTTAACATTAATAACACCGCAACTGTTAAAGATCGGCAACAATTGATCAAACACAGTATCAAGATTGCTCTTTTGGTCTTCAAAGCGTTGCTTGTAGTCCTCACCGTGTAGCGGGGGCAATACGTTCATTTGATGCACATTAAACTGTGTAATAATAGCACCTAAAAAACGTGCCAACAACTTTCTGTCTTTAACTTTGCTAGCAATTTCATTTGCACGTGTTTTTGCTGTTTCAGCATCGCAACCTTCGCGTAGCATAATTTCATCCAGTAGCGGGATATTAGTGTTAATAACTGAGTAGCGTCTGTCTTCACCACCCGATCCTGAGCCTGATAACTTAAACACACCCAACAAGTTGTTACTTGTTGCTACAATGCTGTAGTTTCTATCTGCAGGGTAAGCATCAACACCCTTGCGTTCTACACGTGTTTCTAAGCCACCAGTTGCTTTTTTCATTTTGCCTGCTGGCAGTTCTTTTTCAGTAGGCTCATCAAAGTGTACTATAACTGCTGTTTCCCAAGTGCCATTAAAGCCATCATCAAGTTCTTTAGCCGCTGCCAAAACTACGCAGTTTTGCGTAAAGATTGTTTTAGCCAGTTCCATGTAAAGTGTCTTACCATTACCACCGGGACTGCCCCCTAGGTCCATGTTAGGCGTGTTTGCTACACGCTCAGGAAACAATAACTTGTAAGTGATCCATTGCTTCAAGTAATCAATGTTTTCTTGCTTGCCCCCACCAATACAATAAAACAACAAGTCAAAGTCTGGATCATAAGGTTCATCGCCAAAGTCAGGCTCAAGCCAAAAACTTGAAATAACTTTTGCTTTGTTGTAAACTTTGTCCTTTGCCCATTTGGCATATAAAAAGCTAGCAGTATCAGAATAGTGTGTGTAGTTCTTTGTAATAAACAACTTGTGTATATTGTCATTAGCATTAAACAAATACTTGTCAATCAGTTTACTAAAAGCACTTGTTGCTCTTGCTCCATCAAAGCTCTGAAACACAGGATTAATAACGTTTAAATTGTTATCACCAAAGTCCATGCAATATGTGTATTTGTTGTTAATCACATTGTAACTAATGTGGTATTTTTTAATTGCATCCAGTAGCAGTGGTTCAACTTCTTTCCATTTGTAGTTGTTTGCGGCTTCTTGATCTGCATCCAGTTCGCTTTTGTCTGCTTTTATTGCATCAATTTTCTCTTGCACTTGTCTAACAATGTAGCGTTGTGCAGTAATTTCTGCTTCAAAGTCTTCAAGTGCTTGACCTTCAAGCACACTAACTTCTTTGCTGTATCTGCGTTCAATGTCTTCTAACTTGTCTTGTTGATTGCCTAACTCGCCCCGCAGTTCTTTTAACCGTTCGTCAAGTTGTTGTTGTGTTGTTTTTCTAGCCATTTCAGTTCCTTAAACTAAATCGTATTTCTCTTTAAGACGTTTCGTTGTCTCGATAAATTTATTTACAGGCGTTGCTTCTCGCAAGCAGTCCTTGCCATGTCGTTCTCGTAGCAAGTGTATAACACTTCCCATTGTAATTGGCTTGCTAACTTGCCCGCCGTGTGTCCAAACAGTTGCCGCATCACCTGCTGTTTTTTGGCTCATCATGCCTGTAGTAACGT